GGTTCCTAATCTGAAAAAGTTCCATGGCGACATATTTTTTGTGCCTGGAAAAGTAAAACCGAATATGTTCACTCACAATACGCTCAAGGCCGAAGGCTTACGGACATTCAACATTTCAGAAATTGACAATTCCCAAGGAACCATCGTTTTTTTTAAGATTTCAATGCAATTTTCCATAACTTTCAAAATTTGTTAATTAAAAGGCGTTCATGATATTGCGTATCTACAATTGTATAACCTTAACGATTCTCAATTTTTTATTTTCGTATTCCTTAGGTTTCGCACAGAATGGGAAAATCGGTGTTCAGGATCTTTATGAAAAGACCAATGAGGTATGGAAAATCTTAGAAGAAGGCAATACCGTTACTTCGCTAAGAATTTGTGACGAAACCATTGACAAATACCAAGACAAGCCTTATTCCGGCAAATATTTGGGTTACTTACGAAACTATCAAGGCGAATCCTTTTTCAGGTTAGGAGATTTAGGGTTAGCCCGCAATTGTTATTTATTGGGGATTAATAACGCTCATGCCGAACTTGATCGGAATCTTGAGTCAACGCTCAGAATAAACCTGGCCGCTACCTATCATGAAGCTCGCGACTTTAAGTCATGTCTACGTCTTTCTAAATTGATTTATCAGGATTCCACTCTTCGTTTGTCAGAGGATCAAAAGGGAATGCTCTTAAATAATATGTCCATATCTTCAACAGAATTGAACGACTTGGGAGAAGCTGATTCTTTGTTTTCCATTCTTTTCCTGCATATGAAATCAAGGACCATAGATAGAGAATTCGATTCTTTACTTACGTATCGAAATTATGGAAGGTATTTGCTTAAAAAAGGGTTGAAAAGTGCTGCTAAAACTTATTTTATTGAGGCACTTATCGGTTATCAAAGGAAAGTCGGTGACCAACATTATCAGACTGCCAATTCCTGGAAATATTTGGGCAATTGTTATGAAGCTCAAAAGCAACTGGATTCAGCGCTAATTTGCTATACTAACGCTGCCAGAATTCTTGCCCCTGATTTGAAACAACTCAATCTGCAATTACAAAATTATCGCCAGACCAACTATGAGACCATTTATTTAGACGCCCTTCTAAGAAAGGCATCGCTTCTTCAAAAGAAATCCGATACTGCCATTAGCAAAGATAAGATTGCCTATTTGATGCAAGCATATCGGACTTTCCAGGAAGCCATTGCCAGAATCGATTATCTGATGCGCAGCTATCTATTCACTGAGTCCGGTTTTATTCTTGCTGACAAAGTACGGGAAATATTTAACGGGGCCATCGGAACTGCCGTCCAACTGGCAGAAGTAACCAAGGAAAAGGGATATTCCGATAAGGCATTTATCTGGACGATAGAGTCAAAAAGCATCTCTTTGTACATTTCAGCACTTTTGCAGATTGAACCTTCAAAGGATATCGCTCTAACTCATCTCCAGGCTAAATATTACATTTTAAGAGCCTCGCTGGAACAGGTAAGACGTGCATTACTAAAGAAACCGGAGGCAAGACTTACGGATTCCCTTCGCTATTGGACGCAAAAAATTGTTGAATTGAAAAACTCAATTCAGTCTGCCTTAATAAATCCCGTCTACCCTTCTGAATTGCAACTGCTTGATTTATTCAGACCGGCAAATTTCAGGACCAGAAGTTATTTGGCTTTCCATGAATATGATACCTGTTTCCTGGTTTTCGGCGTCAATAGGCATCATCGGTTCTATAAGGTTATTCCAAAAGATGAAGAATTGCAGGACTCAATTAATAATTTTAAACGAATTCTATCCCAACCTCTTACGGGATACTATTCTGAAGAACAGTTTTATAATTTCACTATTCTAAGCAATTATTTGTACAATCATTTGATACAACCTTTAAATGCCGAAATCAGAACATCCAAGCTATTGATTCATCCCGATGGTATTTTGTTGGGATTCCCTTTTGAAATTCTCTTGACTGAAATCCCGACGTTTTCATCTGGAACTATGCCTTTGACCTTTCGAAACTTGCCATATTTAACAAACAAATTTACGATCAGTTATATTTCGCTTCCCATACAAAAACCAACTGGAAACAGCAAGATTGTTGAGAAAGATTCACTCGCACTCATAGTCGATGGGTCAGATCCACAACTTCATGCAGTGCAAAACGAATCAAGGATAATATGTAAAGATTTCATTGCAGTCAGGATCATCCATGAGGATTCTATTAAACAAATTTTTAACACGTTAGAAAACGTACCGATAATTCATTTTGCCGGACACGTGGCCATGGATTCCATAAACCCTTATCAGTCAACAATAATGAAGAATTTGGATTGGGGTGTCATAATTAATAGCAGGTTAAATAATAAGCTTGTGTTCATAAATGGTTGTGAATCAGGTCTCGGACCATTCAACCATGGCGAAGGTTTGATGAGTCCGGGTTATGCGTTCGCATTGGCAGGTTCTCCATCGGTTATTGAAAACCTTTGGATTGCATCAGACAAGGCTGCATCTTCAATAGCATCTAATTTTTATGACCATGTTTTCGAAAACGAGGTGCCAGAGGCACTACAGTTGGCTAAAGCGGAGTATCTCAAAAAATGCCCAACTGGCATGTCGCATCCCCATTATTGGGCTGGTATGATTTGTTACGAGTATTTGCCCAATGAATCTCGAAATCCGTTGATTTTAATCATCTTCTTTGGATTAGCAATTATTATAGTAGAAATAATTCTGTGTAAAAAAATGGCTAAATAATATTGTTAAATCGAATTCAAGTATTTTCCAATACCCTTCGTAATCGTTAAAATTTCAGCTTTTCACCTTTGATCATTTCTTGAACAGGGCTGCCAACAAATCGAGTTTTCGTTTGTTTCAAGTAGCCTTGCGGATGAAAAACGGATTAGTCTTAACACTCACTAGTTATGATGGTGAAGGTTATTCAGTTTCAATGCCTGGTATCGGGATCTTTAACGATTTTAACAAAACAGGGATTCGCAAATCGAACCTCTTACCGTTAGCGGCATTGCCATCAATTAAAAAGAGTCTTACCGTATTCGTGTGAGTTTTAATAGGAGACTTTAACTTTCCCCTGTCCTTTTTAATCCTTAGCCCCACCCATATCTTGGCCGCAAATCAAATTGCATGGCCAGTAAGATACGTCGTAACCTAATGCTGAAGGCTCTCGATATCAAGGAGAGTCCGGAAGGTTCAGTGATCACATTCAGTATCGTATTCATCAAAAAGGATGGGGAACGGGTATTCGTTCCCCGTGGAGTTTCTGTGGGCTTACCGTATTCGCTGTCAGCGAACCGCATGCGGGGTATCTTACCCATTGATGCCAATGGTGAGAAGGTAGGGCATGTTTACCCGGTGGGCATCGACAATATCCTTGAATATAACTCACTGGAGGTAGTACTGTAATGGCTAAAATACTATTCAATAAGGCCGGAGATCCTTTGATGGCTTACGGTCAAACCTATTTCGCAACCACCGTTGGCTCACCGGAAGAAGTGAAGCCGGTGAAACCGGTAAAGCCGGTCGAGGAACTGGATTCCACCGAAATATTCAATCAGTATACCGTATCACCCTGGGGAACAGACAACAATTTTCCTGTCCGGGCATTGGATATAATCGGACGTACCGGAGTGCTGAATACCGGGTTAAAATATATCAGGAACTTTACCCTTGGACAAGGCATATTCCCTGTTAAAGTCACAGGCTATAATGACAAAGGGGATGAAGTCCTCGAAGTGATAAACAACCGGGATATTACCTCATTCCTGGAAGGGAGAGTAGTACGGCGGTACATGGCAAACTCACTGCGGGATTACTTCAAACTCGGAATATCTTATGCGGAACTCATCCCGAACGCCGACGGATCAAAAATGGTGGGCATCAATACCATTAACGCCCAACACTGCCGGCTGACAGAAGCCGAGAACGGAACCATAAAAAACTGTATCATCCATGGCAACTGGCCGGATTTTCCGGCAAATGCTTTCAAAGTACTGCCGATATTGGATAATTATGATCCCGGTGCCGATCTCACGAACCTTAGGATTGCCGGGAAAACCGGAGGAAAATCATTCGTTTACCTGATCCGTGATGAATGGGGAAACGAGGATTATTATCCGCTTCCGGCATGGTACTCCGCTTACCGGGCCGGATGGGTGGATATCGCTAACCAGGTACCGGTGTTCCTGAAACGGGCTTATGCCAATCAAATATCCTGGCTATGGCACATCAAAATACCTTATGCCTATTGGGACAAACGGTACCCGAAATCAGCTCACAAAGACGAGGTGGCCCGGATGGCCCTGATCCAAAAAGACATGGACGAGATCGAAGGATCCCTCACGGGAACTGCTAATGCCAATAAGGCAATCTTCTCACATTATGCAGCCAATGCTTCCGGAAAGCCGGAAGAAATGTGGTACATCGAGGCCCTCGACAATAAGTACAAAGAGTCCGATAAACTGATTACTTCAGCTGCAGCAAACTCGGAGATCCTGTTTTCGTTGATGATCAACCCAAACGTTCTCGGCGCAGGGATGCCTGGGGGAACTTACGCCGGTAACCAGGGAGGATCCAACATCCGCGAAGCATTCCTGGTCAACATTGCAAACGCCTGGCTCGACCGGCAAAACATTCTGGATCCCATAGAGGCCTACCTTGCATTCAACGGAGTGAAAGACGTGCAGCTGCGGTTCCGCAATACGATATTAACCACGCTGGACACCGGGGCCGGTACCCAGAAACAAATCAACTGACATGCTATTTAAACCAACCCTGAACGTGAAAATGGAGGAAATCCGCAGGTATGTTCCGGTCAGCGCAGCAACTTCATTCGGAAACATCTCCGCATTCATCCAAAGCTCGGAAGTTAATTACATCATTCCTCTGATCGGATATGATCTCTACACTCAGGTTCTAGCCTATTATACCACGCCAGCCACCCTACCCGATGGAGTAACCGAACTGAACAAATCGAAATTCGATACGCTGATCGAGTACGCACAGCGGGCCTTGATCAACCTGACCTATTATTCCGGTTTCGATTTCATCAATACCATCATGAACGATGCCGGATTTCACAGGCAAGAATCAGACTCCGAGAAAGGATTGTATAAATACCAGGAAGATGCCGTGAAATCTGGCTTCCGGAACAATGGATTCAATGCCCTGGACACCATGCTGGGCTACATCGAGTCGAACATTAGCACGTTCCCACATTTCAAAACCAGTGCGAATTACACGCTCCGCAGGCAATCAATCATACCCAACACCCAGGCATTCGACGCGATCTTTGATATCAATAATTCCCGGCTGGTTTACCTGAAAGTCAGCCGGTTTATCAGTCAGGTTGAGGATTTTGATATTTCAGCTCTTCTTGGCGGTCCACTTTTTGCCCTGGTCAAAACGGAAATCGTGAAGGATGAACCCGATGCGAAAATCAAGGCACTCATCCCTTACCTCCAGCGCCCACTCGCATACCTGGCAGTCAGCCGCGCCTCGTTCCAGCTGGGTATGAACGTCACAGACAAAGGCTTGTTCTTTGAATCGCAGGCTTCAACCCTACTGAATTCCGCAGTTTCGTCCCCATTAACCGACCAACAGTATTACAATCTGGCTGTGAAAACGGAGAAAACCGGCAACGAATACCTTGAACTGCTGAGAGGTTTCCTGATCGCGAACAAAGCTGATTACCCATTATATGTTTCCCCGGGAGGATCACCCCTTATCCGGGACAACAAAACCAAAAACACTACCTGGGTATGACCCCGATTACGCTGGAACATTGCCCCATCCGGTGGCTCCGGTATTCGCGTAAGCTGAAATGCCAGCATCCGGATGCATGGTCCGAGTTAACCCCTAAGCAACTACTGGCCGCGGTCCGGGTGATGCAAGAGACCATTTCAGATAATGAACTGATAGCGACGATGCTCTCAATCAAACCCAATTTGGCCAGGCGGCTATCCCCGTACCAAAAATTCTGCATCGTTGACCTTTTGGGGTTTTTGGAAACCCATAACCCTTACTACGAATTCATCCTGCCGGGGATCGGGCCGTATGTCCGGCCACAGGCCAGGCTTAAGGATGAAACATTCGGGACATTCATATTTGCCGAAACCTTTTTTGCCAAATATGCCGACTCCAAAGACAAGCTGTACCTCTCGAAATTCATCGCTTGTTATTACCGCTCCGGAGCATTCAAGGAGGTGGACATTAATCCGCATGCCGAGATCATTGCCAGGCAACCTGCCGAGGAGCAGGAAGCCGTTTTCGTGAATTATTTCCTTATACGGCAATGGTTCGTTGAGCAGTACCCGAACGTTTTTCAACCGGCCGAGGATCAAACAAAAAAGGAGCAATCCTCCTGGATCGACGTGTACGACGCCATTGTCGGCGACAACATCGTCCAGCAGGCTGAATACGCCGACTTACCCATATCCACTGTACTCCGGTACCTCGATAAACGCATCAAAACCAACCGACATGAAGGCAAAGTTTCTTGACCTGGTTAGCTACATCGAAAGCCTGGCCACCATGCACAAAGGGATCCTGCACACCGAGAGCGAAAAGCACTTCTTCCGGTTCGAACTTGAAGAAATGTTGACCGGTATGAAATCAAACCTCAATTACCCGGCGCTGATCCTCGAGGGTTACGACTTTTCTTTCGTGGATGAAGATTCTGACAACCTCCAAAAGCGCGTCAGCTGCGCGTTCATGCTGATCGGCAAGGTCAGCGATAAAGGCGATTATGACGCGATCCACCTATTATGGGATACGTTGGAAGAGATCGGGGATGAACTGGTTGTAAAGATCCTCTCCGACAAAAGAGATCGAAAAACTGAATGCCTGGCCTATTTCCATGCACGGTCCATCACCGGAACACCCATCACGGACATGAACCTGATCCATTACGGATTCCGGTACGCTTTTGAATTATCCTGGCCGGTGCAGAACGACATAAATCCGGAGGTATGGAATGTCCCAGATGTCGACGAGTGAAACCGCTGCTTATAACGCTCTAATTGATAAGTGGGGATTCAGGACCCGGAACCTCCTAAAAAGTAGTGTTGCCAGACTTTCCATGAAAGGCAAAAAAGAACTGGTTACCAGGATCCAATTCAAAACGAAAAAGGATTTCGGGGAAACCGAGGCAGCTATCTTCAATTTCCCGCAGCACGGCGTGTTTTTCCATAAAGGAGTTGGCCGGGGATACATTATGGTAGCCGGAACCGTAGTCAGGGGAAAACGTAATGACAAATCCCATTCGTCAAATTCTCCAAATAATGCAGTGATCCATCCAGCTTCGGGTCCACTGAAACGTCACCCGAAAGATTGGTTCAACCCGGTTTTTATTAAAGCCATACCCCTTCTGGCCGACATCATCGCCAAGACCAAGGCCGATCATATTTTCGATATCAAGAACCTGAAACTCAATACCTGATGGCAAGAGAATACACCCGGGAGATCTATCTGTATATCAATGGTAAACAGATAAACAACGATATCAAGAGCATCCGGGCCGAAATGCAGCTCCTGATCAACGAGCAGGCTAAAATGCTTGTCGGATCAAAAGAGTATGTCGCTCATGGGGAAAGAATCCGCTCACTTAAAGGAATTCTGAACGAGCACACCAATCAATTAAAGAACGTCAACCGCTCCTGGGGGCAGGCGATGAATGCGATGGGGGATTGGTTCAACCGCTTCCAGGCTGTGGGTGTGGCTGCGATCGCTACAATAATTGGTGTTGTGATGGCATTTCGGAAAACAACCGAGGCATCGATGTTGATGGAGGAAAGATTATCCAACCTATCTGCTTTAACAGGACTTACAGGCAGATCCCTGAACTGGCTCGGCGAAAAGGCAAAGGAATCCTCGGTATCCATCACCGAAACCGGTGTCCGGATCAAACAATCCGCTACCGATATCGTGGATGCCTATACCAAGATAGGATCCCAACGTCCGGAGCTTTTAAAAAACAAGGAATCCCTGGCCGTGGTGACCGAAGCAGCAATCGTACTATCGGAAGCCGCGAAATCAAAACTGGAACCGGCAACCCTGGCCCTCACCACGACCATGAACCAATTCAATTTGGGAGCCAGCCAGGCAAACCGTATTATCAACACACTGGCAGCCGGTTCCCTCGTTGGTGCCGGTGAGATTCCATACTTAACAGAAGTCATGGAGAAATCCGGTACCACGGCAAACCTGATGGGTATCAGCATTGAGCAAATGACCGGAATCATTGAAGGGGTGGCCCCAAAATTTCAATTGGCTGAGGTGGCCGGGACCTCACTTGATCGGGTACTGCTGGAAATGCGAAAATGAGGGATCGGATATAAAGACGGGGTATTCGATATCAACCGTGCCATCGATGAACTTGCAGCCAGGTACAAGAAAGGGGAAACTTCAGTCAAAATATTCGGAGTCCATCAGGCAAAAATGGGCGAGATATTGGTCATGAACCGTGATCAGATCAATGAATTTACCAAGGGAGTTACGGGTACCCATGTGGCATTCGAGCAGGCTGGCAAGAATACCGATAACATGGCCGCTAAACTGGCCCAGGCGAAAAACAAAGTCACCCTCATGTATATCGAGGTAGGAGAAAAGTTGGCGCCGGCTTTGATATTCTCCACCAACACCCTCAATATTTTTCTTCGGACCATGATGGCTCTGCCTAAAATAATCAGTGATAACCGTGTTCTCCTGGTTTCATTGGTTGGGGCTTTACTTGCATATAACGGGGAACTTATTAAGAATTCAGCCGTATCGCTATGGAACACGGCCGTTGCTCTCAAAACATCCATTGCACTAAAATTAGCCACTGCAGCAAGAGGATTGGATGCTGCCATGACCGCAGCTCAAACCACTCAGGTAACGGTCCTCACGCTTGCCCAGCGTACTGCAATCACTCTGCAATACGCTTGGAATGCCGCCATGTTAGCCAATCCTGTTGGTTTGGTTATCGCAGGAATTACCGCCTTGGTTGCGGGTTTGATGGTTTATAACAAAAATAATGAGGGATATCTTGCGATGGAGTCCCGTAAAAAGGAACTCACAGATTCAGTTACCAGTGCCAATGAGGAATTGAGGACATCCTATCAAATGCTGACCGAGGACCAGGATAAACTGAGCCAGATGTCATTGGATCAGAAAATCAACCTTAAGGCACAATTGGATGAAACCATAAAACTTGCCGAAGCAAATTATGACCTCCAACGATCAAAGGTTGGAGATTTGCGCGCTGATAATACGAAACTTACGGCATGGCAATTCCTAACCACCTGGACAAATGAAGGCAAATTGGCCAAGGCAAAAGAAAACGGCGAGCAGTATGTCGAAGGAATGACCAAAAGTTTGCTCAATATGTCGGATACCATAAAAGGCATGAAACAGCAGCGAAATACTCTGGAAGATATATTTTGGGCCGAAAGGAAAGGGGATAGCCTGGGAACCGATTCAATCTCTTTTCTAGAGGAAAAAGTGACTCAATATACTCTTGCCCTGGTCAATGCTCAGATTGGAACAGCAAACTTTTTCCGGATCAAGGCGAAACTTGAAAAAGCGGATGCTTTGCTGGTTAAAGCAAGAGGCTCCAATACTGAATCGGTGGACGATGAAACGAAAAGGAAAAAGGTTATTGAAGATATTCTCCAACAGGAACTTGAAAGCCGTAAAATCGTTAAAGATCAATATGCACAGAGCTTGATCGATAAGGATACTTACCTCATGTCTTTAGATGGCCTTTCCATTGCCTATCAGAGGAAAGTAATCGATAAATTAAAAAATCATGGATTTGAGGTTTCGAAAGAAGAAGAAAAACTTTCGGATACGCTGGTTGATATCAGAGATGCCGGCATAAAGGAAACTGAAAAGTCAATGAAGGAACTTCAGGATCAATACGATAAATTCTATGAGGATTGGGATAAGGATACTCTAAGCACCATGAAGGACATGAAGCCGACCAGTGCCTTTGCCCAACAGATACTGGAGGACGATTACCTGAATAAAAAGACTATGGAAGGCCGGCGAGCCCGTGTTGAAAAGGATTATAAGGAGGATATTATTGGGGCAACCGAACGCGATGACAAGCTTCGTGAACTCGACAAGGAAACCCAGGAGAAGAAGTTTCAACAGTTGGAGGATTATGCCAGGGGAGCCAACACGGTACTTGATGCTATTGGAACCATGCAGGAGGCAGCAAAGAACAGGGAACTTGCCGTGGCAGGTCTGACCGATAAACAAAAGGCAGCCATCGAGAAAAAATATGCTCTTCGCCAGCAGAAAATTGCAATCGCACAGACCATCATCGAGGGAATCATGGAAGTGGCCAGGGTCAACTCCAACGTTGGTGTCAATGCCGATTTAACACAAACACTTCGTGCATTTCTGACCGGTGCCGCAGTGGTTCGGACGGTGGCAAACGTCGCCCTGATCCAATCCCAGCAATTTGAAAAAGGCAAGTATCCGGTCCTGGGTGCATCGGACGGCAGAACCTACCAGGCAAACCTATTGGGGAACGTGAAAACTGGCTACTACACTAAGCCAACCCTGGGTTTGTTCTCGGAACGCGAACCGGAAATCGTGATCGATGGGCCCACCACACGAAATATAAAGACTAATTTCCCCGAAATCCTTGGAGCCATACAATCAGCCAGGGTGAACCAATATGCCAGTGGGTTGTATCCCGAACTGGGGTCCAGTCAGCAGGCTTTCCCTATCGAGCTTAAGGATTTGCTAATGGCAAATTACCGGATGATGCAGGAGGTAAGTGATGCGCATAAGAGACCTGCACTGGTGAGTTTTCAGTCAATAAGGGATAAACAGCGAGAATATGATGCGATAAAATCTGGTACTTCAATCTTTATGTAAAATATTAAGTGGCCTTTCTAAGGTCAAATCGCCACCACTAATCCACGATAAGTCAAAGGATATTTGGGTTGTTCTGTTGGCGTTTAGCTAATATGTCTTTACCATCCTTTTGACTCCCGAAATTTTATGGTCAATTATTAGTGAATAAAAATAACAACCAGGCAGGAGATGTTTTAGCTCTATATATGTTAGTACCAATTAAGGAAGTTATTAACAATAATTTTGCGCCCCATCAAAGCTCTTAATCGCCAAGATAAGGTATGATCAGAACCCGTCAAGGGCAAGTAAATGC